CCGCCGCCGCAGATCACGCCGCCGCCGCCGCCGCCGGACCCGCCGCGACGTCCACTGCCCCCACCCCCGGCGCCGGCCCACACCTGCACCCGAACGAAAGCAGCCTTGGGGGGCTTCGTCCATGTGCCGGAGCCTGTGAAGGTTTGGACGTCGGGGACGGCGTCGACGTAGCCCTTGGTGGCCGTGTCGGAAGACACCGCCGGGGCGGCGCCTAGCTGCTTTGTGGTCATTACCCGACCACCACCACTTTGTAGGCGTTAGCGGCGGGAGCGACGGCGAAGGTGATGGTGACGACGTTGATGCTGGTCATCACCACGTCCGCGAAGACCAGGGCGTTGGTTGTGGCATCGCGGATCTGCACGATCACGTCCTGGGTGCCCAGGTTGTGGGTGACCGCTATCGCCGTGGTCGCGCCGTCACCGATCGTCGCCGAGAACTTGGTCGGGACGTTGGGCGCCGAGATCGTGTTTCCGGTCTTGCTCAGGGGCGCAGAGACCGCGATCTCCGTGAGCTGGGGCAGTGCCTGCCAGTTGACGGCGTCGGTGCCTGTGACGGCCGGGCTCCCGGTCGCAAGGTAGATCGTGTTTCCCAGCGTGGTACCCGACAGCACAACGACCGTGGCGCCCTTGAGTTCCCCGCCGGCGTCCATGTCGGTCGCGCGGGTCAGGATCCAGGCCGCCCCCACGGCGCCCACGGAGGTCACGGTGTAGATGCCATTGTTGGCTGCCGCGGCCTCGTTCTTGACCAGCAGGCGGTCGCCGACGACCAGGGTGATGCCGTCCTGCGCCGGGAGGACCCCGTTGGCGTTGGCGGTCAGTGTGGCGCCGACGCCGGCGGCGCCGTTGGCGTAGGTGTTGGCCGGGAGCGCCCCGGTGGTGGCCGCCGCCGCCTCCTTCTTCCACTGCGCGCCTTGGACCAGGCCGTCGACGTAGTTCTTGGTGGCCGCGTCCTGCGCGGCGGTGGGGTCCGCGACAGTTGTGACCCGCTGGCTCCCCATGCCCACAGGTGCGGTGGGCGCCGCCAGCTGGTCCAAGCGCGAGGTGCGGACCTGGGTATCGAAGTCCGACACGGTCGCCGCCAGCTGGGTGCCGGTGTGGTTGGCGCGGGCCAGCGGGTTGGTCGCGAGCTTGCTGTTGGCTATCGCCGCAGTGCCGCTGATATCCGCGTCAACGATGGTCCCGTCCGCGATCATCGCGCTGGTGATGGTGCCGTTGCCCGGCAGTCCGGCCTGGTCCATCGAGAACCACGAGGTGCCGTCGTAGCGATAGGTCTTGTGGTCGGTGGAGTTGTGATAGATCTGTCCTTCGACCGGGGATGACGGCGCGGAGGCAAGGTTTTGTATCCGAGCGTTCTGGAGCTCATTGCGGGAAAGATCGATCGAGCTGAGGTACTTAGGCATATTTGGCCTCCTCCCGCACGGCGGGTAAAATCCGCTTGTGGCGGGACGGGTAGGGATGGGGCGGAATCTCGGTCCAGCTGCTGAGCGCTTCCGGCTCCGCGTTGATACAGCGACCAGTGGCTGCTGGCTTTGGCAAGGAGCCCAAGACGCCAACGGGTATGGCCGGTTCAAGAGCGATTACGGCGTGGTGCTGGCTCACCGATTTGCCTACGAGCTGTGGGTCGGGCCGGTCGGAGCCGGCTTGTGTGTTCTTCACCGTTGCGACACCCCGGCTTGCGTTCGCCCTGACCATCTGTTTGTCGGTACGAAGGCCGACAACACCGCCGACATGATGGCCAAGGGCCGTAACCGCAACGGATCCGTCGTTGGTATGACGAGGCGCGGGAACCACTACGAACTCCAAGCGCGAGGCGAGAAGATAGGAGCAGCCAAGATGACCGCCGATTCGGTTCGCAACCTGCGGACGGATCGGGCTGGTGGCCTCACGATGGCGCAGCTCGCCGACAAGTACGGGCTCTCGATGGCCACGGTTCATTCGATCGTTCACCGCCGTTACTGGGCCCACATTTAGTTCAAAAAAGCCGTGCCCGCAAAGGCGGCGGCGAAGGTGATGGTTAGGTTGTTGCCGTCGACGTAGTGGACGTCGCCGATGACCACGCTTCCCGCGGAGTCGACAACGGTCACGGTCGGATGCCCGCCGAGGTTGTGGGCGATGGTCCAGACGGCAGCCGGGACGCCCTGCGTGTAGGTGAAGCCCTGCTCGGCCGGGCCGGGTGGACCTGTGGCCCCAGTGGCACCTGTCGCGCCGGCTGGCCCGGTCGCACCGGCAGCAGTGGCCGGGTAGAACTCCCACACATCGGTGCTGATGACGGCGTGGACCCAGTAGTCCTCGGATGTCGGGCACGCCAGGATGAAGGCGCCGACCCCACCGAAACCCGAACCCGCCACCACGGGGCCCGCGTCCGGGAGTCCCGGAGGGGGGGCAGTGCCCAGCGCGGGGGTCACGGTGAACCGAGAGGCTTTGTACGCAGCGACCTGCACCGCCTGCGAATCGGGAACGGGCACGCCGCCGGCGAACACCACATCCGAGATGACCCTCCCCGCCATCAGGGCCAGTCCTGGTATGGGGTTGACCAGCCACGTCCGCCGACGCGGTCGGGCTTGTTCGACGAGCGCAGTGAGGTGGTGCCGGCGCCGTGCTGTGCCAGGAGGCTGTTGGCCAGCCTCTCACGCATCTGCCCCGTTGCGCGGGTGTACTGGTACTGCCCCACCTGTTCGCCAGAAAGCGACGGGTCAGGAATCCGCAGCCGAACCAGGTCGATCAGGACCAGCTTGACCTCATCGAGGTCGTTGGGGGTGTACGTCACCTGGACCGAGGCTAGGGTCCTGTCGGTGGTGCCCCACCAATACCCGAGGACGCGTTCGATCTGGGTGCCGTTCTCGAGCAGTCGGAAGGCGGAGGGGTCGAGCAGGACGCCGCCGTCGGTAACGGTGACCGCGTCGGTCGGTCGCATCAGGTGTAGGTCGGCGTCAGCCTCACCCGGCGTGACGAAGAACTGCTGAGTGATCGGGCCCGCGAGAGAACCAATGCGACGGGCCAGCCACTTCTCCTCACGCCCGATGACTGCGCTGAGCTCGACGTCGGTGAGCGAGCTCTGCAACATCGATCGCATTTCGCCGGTAGCGAGTACCGTCGCTGGACTGCTCGGGATTATGGGCATCCCTGGCCCTCGCGGAGCTGGGGGGGATGGGGAGCATCAGCAGGACACGTCAACCTGCCAACGCTCCCCAACATGCGAAAGTTCGCTCAGGCCCGGCTGAACGTGACGCGCGCCTTGAGCGCCGGCATCAGCAGCCCGGTCCCGGTGTGGATCACCTGGACGTCGAGGACGTCGTCGTCAGCGACGGTGGTCGCCCCCGCAACGACCGGGACCTGCGTGTCGGTATCGCGGTTGGCGGTCACTGTTGCAGCGCTGAAGGCCAGCGATGCCATGACGGTGTTGCCCAGACCGTTCTGGCCCTTGTTGACCACCTGGATGGTCGCGAAGTTGGTGGCCTGGCCGACGACGTTCGCCGCGGGCTCGATGGTGACCTCGGTGATCGCACCCCCGAACGGGGCCTCAATGAGGTTGTCGGTGCTGGGGGTGCCGGCGGCGACGCCGGGGACTGCCGTGTTGTGCTCCTGTACGAGCGGTGCCTGTCCTGACATCTATTTCTCCTTCTTGGACTCGACGAGCTCGTAGCCGCGGTCGGCGTAGACGCCGTCGAGCGCCTTTTTGGTGACACGGACCACGCGCCGCTCCGTCGGGGCGTCCCCGTTGGCCTTCTTCGGCATCATGTCCAGGGGTTGGTAGACCTCGATCCATTCGGGGTCGGGGTACTGCTTCTCCTGGACGTCGGTGTCGATAAACCCTGCTTGCTGCTGACTCATGACGTGTTGAACCTCGGTAGGGGGTTGAGGGGAGGACGGCGGCGCAACGGCCAACCGTCCTCCCGATCAGGACTTAGGGCTTGGTCGCGACGGCGAAGGGGTAGCGGGTGCCCGCGGTCGGGTTCCAACGGTTGGGCGGATTCGCCACCTGGAAGGCTCCACGGAACGTCATACGCAGGCCCTTCATGTCCTGCTGCGCGAAGTTGTAGACGATCGCGCCAGTGTTGTCCTGGATGACCGCCTGGTCGAGGATCCGCCATTCGATGTCGCGGCGGATGCCGACGATGCCCTTGGTGAAGTCGCCGCCGATCAGCTCCGGTGAGCCGGTCGCGGTCGGCCAGTATCCGGCGATCCCGTAATGAACGGGGGCGCCGTTGATCTCGTCCCCGGACGCGCTGACGTCGAGCAACCGCTGGCCAAGGGTGTCGCGCTGCGAGCGCAGCAGGCCCTTGTAGTTGCGGTTGTTCACAAACCCGTTGACGTCGTAACCGTCGGTCTCGACGAGGGTCATGAGGTCAGAGACGTCCTGGGCTACACCGCCCTGGGCCTGGGTGTGGGTCCCGCGCGCCACTACGTTGCCCGCGGCAGTGGCCGCAGTGGTGATGTCGGGATCCCAGCTCGCAGGCTTGCCGAGGCCAAGGAACACAGCCGCGTCGAACGCGAGGCCGATGGCCTCGGCTGCGGTCGGGATGACCTCGTCCCAGATGTTGAACGCGGCGTCTTCCGCAATGTTGTCGGCGATCGGGACGATGACCGCGAGCTCCTCAGCGATCAGGTACTTGTTCGCCCACTCCATGCGGGAGGTCTGCTTGAGACCGGTGTCGCCGTTCACCCAGAAGGCGGACGGGAGCAGGCTCACGACGGGGAGGCGCTGCTGGGCGCGACTCATGGTCACGCGCCGGAACAGGCTCAACGCGGCCGAGGACTGAATGGCGGCTTTGATGATGGTGTCGGCCGCGTCCTCGGGCATCAGCGCAGAGGCTGCTGCTCTGGCTACTTGATCGTTATAAGCCACTTAGGGACTCCTTGCGAAAGTGCATCTCTCGACACGCTCTGCTCGGAGCCCGGCCCACCAGGGGCAGCTGCCCTGACCACCCGGGTCAGCCCAGCACTTCTCATGGCTCGCCCCACCTGGGGGGAACGGGTGGCCCGCCAGGGGTCACACCGGCAATCTATACCCTCAGAAACTTCGCCGCTTGTAGAGGACCGTTATCCGGGGGCAATGGAAGCAGTGCTCCTCGATCTGTCCGAATACGTTTTCAACGAAAAAGGAGTTGTGCCAGCCGACGCGACACAGGAGCCGGTTAATCAGGCTAACCACGCTAAGTGACTGAGTAGGTGAGACCACCAATCCGACGCGACTGCTGACGCGATCCGAGCCGAAACCCGAGCGTGTAGGCGGCCTGCAACGCGATCGCCAGCCCCAGCTCGTCCAGGTGGACCGCGTCAGAAGGGCGTCGACGGCGGGTGCGCCGGTACGCGGCCTGGTAGGCGCGGGTGCACGGCGTGCAGTAGGACTGCCCCTTCATGCGGGGCCCGACTCCACACCGTGCGCACGGCCTGGTCATCGGTGCCCGAACTTCTCCCTCAACACGGAGTTCATGTCCAGCTTTCCCGCGGGCGCCGTGCGGGGGCCCGGATTCGAGGTGCCGCCCCCGGTGGGCTGCTGCCCCCGGCCGAGGTAAGGCTTAGCGTCGAGGATCCCCTTGAGCAACTCCTCAAGGTTGGTGGCCTTCCCGGCATCGTCGATGACAATCGCCGAACGATCGACTAGGGCGTAGGCGTCCTCCGGGTCCTGGAAGCCGAGACGGCTCGCCATCGCAACCGTCGACTTCTCGAGCTGGACCGCCGTGGTGGCTGCCTTCAGCTGGGAGTTCTCCGCCTTCAGGTCATCGCGCTCCTTGAGCACCCGCTCCTGGTCGCTCAGCGTGGCGTTCTTCGCCGCATCGCGCTCTTCCTGCGCCTTCTTTGCCTGGCTGCGGTACTGCGCTGCCTGGTTGCGGGCCTTCGCGAGCTCGCGCTTCAGCGCCTCCGGGTCGAGATCAGCCGACGTGTCGTCGTCGACCTCGTCAGTTGCGGTGTCGTCGGTGGCTGTCTGAGACATGACGTGTTACCTCTAGGTCGCCGGAGTGACCGGCGTGGTTGGTGGAGAAACGCCAGCAGCGATCGCTGCCTCGGCGGGAGTGGCGGGTGGGCCGACCTCGGTGGCCGGTTTGGCGGTGACGTTGGACGTGAGCCCCCAGGCGGCTTCCTCGGCACGCATCCTGCGGAAGCGCTCCTGCTGAGTAGGCGTATACCCCAGGTTGGCCCATATCTGCTGGAGGGGAACTCCCAACGCAGCCTGCTTGAGCTGCGCATCAACGTGCTCCGCCTCGGTGCGCGTCTCCGCATCCCGCCAGATGGTTTCGGAGATCACCGACTCGCCGCGGGGATCCCCGAGCAGTCGGAACGCTAGCCGCAGCACCTCCTCCCAGCTCTCGCCGTAGATCCGCTGGCGCCGGCGGGCCTTCGTGACCAGCCCCGCCTCCGCCGCGCGCAGGGCTTCGCCACTGGGGAAGTTGCCCATGTTCGCCAGAAAGTAGTGCGGCGGCGTGCGGGTGATCGATGCCAGGTGCTGTACCAACATCGCGATCTGGCTCACATACCCGTCCAGCGGCGTGGGGGTGAACTCGCCGAACTTCGCCTCTGACTCTCCGTCCTCCGGAGGCGGCACCACAAAGAGGCGGTCGACGCCGATCTGGAAGGGCTGCTTGGGCTTACCCGTCGCGACGTCGGTCTCGAGCCGGAAGTTGGTGATGTATTTCTGCCCGAAGGCCCCGAACTCCGATGCCAGCAACATGTCCGAGCAAGCTTTGTTGATCGCGTCCTGGACGGAGATCACCTCTGCCAGTTCAGACTTCCCCTCGCGCCCAGCCCCCGAAAGGCGGGCACGGTTCGGCAGCGGGACGATGGGCACCACGCCGAGGTCGTTGGGAAGGGGCCAGGGTTCGGCAGCCTCCTCGCCGGTCACCGGGTCAAGGATGACGTTGCCGTGGTCGTCGAACAGCGGTTCTTGCCGCGCTACCCATTCCGTCGAGACGCCCTGCTTCCCGGTCGCGTCGCCGTTGGCGTTGACGACTTGCGCCACAGTTTGGAATTTGTAGAGCGCTTCCGGGAGGTAGACGTTGGCGAACAGGTAGCCGCTGTCGTCCACCCACCGCTTGACGGCCGCCCGGCGAAGTAGCCGATTGTTAGGTGCCGTCTCGACGTAGCACTGGAGCGCATCTTCGACGGTGATCGACGGGGTCTGCGGATTGATCCAGTCGCCGCGGTACGGGCTCACGTGCAGGTAGCAGGTGCCCTTGATGAGCGCGTCCACGTGGGCCAGCTGCGACTCCGCGTCGAGGTGGTTGGCCTGCCAGATGCGCCACGCATCGTCATCCGCTGCGTCAACGTCGTCCGCATCCGCCGACTCCGTACCTTCGGGCGCCCCGCCGGCCTCCTCGTCATCATCGGGGGCGTCTTCACCATAGGGAAACCGAAACCCCTCGACGTCGAGACGCTCATCTACGGAGTCCACGACCAGGGCCGAGAAGTTGTCGGCGAAGTCCGCGAAGAGATCACCGAACGCCTCGCGGAACTTCTTGGTGGCGAACTCCAGGGGTTGGTCCCCGTCGTAGTAGTTCTCGTACCGCTGCATCGACGCCATCCGCGTGTCCAGCTTCTTCAGCAAGCGCGCCAGCCACCAGGCGGGAGAGCCGGACGCGAGGTTCTTGTCGTCCAGCTTGAAGCGGTCGGGCGGCAGCGGAGCACCCTGCAGGGCGACGCCGGCGGCGAGAGTGGCTGTCATCGGGTCACCTCCTAGAAGCTCGCGGCCACGGTGGGCTTACGTGGTTGCGGCTGGTTCATGGCGCGCTGACGGGCGATAACTGCGGCCTCGGCGATGTCGATCTTTCGCGGGACCTCTTTGCCCGACTCTTGGACGATCCGGGCCCCGTAGCGAGTCTCCAGACGGTGCGCGTTGGAGATATGGCGAGCGAGCTCGTGGCTGCCGTCGTGCGTCAGCTTGGCCGTGGGAACGCCCTCACTCACGCCGAGCACCGCGCCCTTGAAGCGATCGCAGGCCGGCCCCATCGCCATATTGGTGCCCTCGAAGCGAAACAGGATGCCCGAGCCCCGGGTGAACTCACGGTGGTTCTTCTTCTCGATGGCCCGGGTGCCGAACTGCTTCTCCCAGTCCTCGACCTCGCGCATCCACCCGATCGGGTTGACCGCGACCTCACGAACTTTCCAGGTACTCAATGCCTTGAACAGCGCGGCGTCCACCTCTGTCCGCGGCACCGTCCAGCCGGCGCTCTTCCCTTCGGGCTCCCACGACGCGATGACGAAACCGTAGTCACTCCATTCGCCCTGGTCCGGCAAGGTCCACCCGACCAGGCCAAGCGCGTTGCGGTCAGGGGAGCCCTTGAACCCGATGACGATCTGCGTGTCCGCCGGGGGCTGGCCCCGGCGTGCGGCGCAGGCGTCCCAAGCCTCCCGGGTGACCCACGCGAACGGCGACGAAACCAGCCGGTTGGCGTTGAGGCGCTCCCACTTCGTGCGGTCGGTTCCGGACCTGTACGCCGAGCGGATGCCCTCGATCGACAGGAAGAACCCCACGGCCGGGTTCGCCGCCAGGATGGCGCGGTCGAGCTGCTCCGGGTCGTCCAGGTCTTCACCCGGGATCTTCGGCGCCTCCCAGTCCAGGATCAGGAACGATGGGTCTTCCACCTCGCCCCTGGCGACGCGCTTGCCATGCTCGTACAGGCGCCCGAGCAAACTGTCCGGGTCATCGCCCTGCGTGGAGATGGCGATCAATAGGCTCCCGGAGAGGCCCTCGCGCCGCGGCGTTTCCGCGCGCTTCATGAGGCCGCGGAGCTGGCGGTCGTACATATCCTCCTGGGCGGCCGACCACTCGTGCAGCTCGTCGGCGATGAAGCAGGTCGGCAGCGCACCGTCAGCGGTGCCGGCGCGGGCAGCGATCCGCTCGAGGTAGCCGACGAACTCCGGGTCGCCCGCCGGTCGGAGGGAGGAGTCGAAGACCTCGAAGTACTCGGCCAGCGGGCCACCGGTGAGGCAGTCCCGCGCCGCCCGGAAGACGTTGTTGGCTTGCTTGTACGAGCCGGCCGATGTCACCACGTGCGGGCTCCGCAGCGGGGCAATCGGGCCGGCCAGCTCCGCCAGCGCCACCATCGCGACCAGCTCGGTCTTAGCGTTGCCCTTGCCCATGAGGATCAGCGCCCTGTCATGCAGCAGCCGGCCCGTCGCCGGGTCGTACTCGAACAGGCGCGACAGGATCAACCTCTGGTGCGGCACCAGGCGCACGGGTTGCCCGGCCTGGTCGCCCTCGCCGTGGACCAGGAACCGTTCGATCCACTGCGCGACCCTGGGCCCCATCGTCGGTGGCAGGTTGCCCTCGATCAGCCTCTGCGGTGATGAATAGAGCGGCGGGGCGAGCGGCGCGATGAAAGGCTCAGCGACCGCCATCGAGCACCATCAGCCGCGGGTCCGCCTGGTCGTCGTCGTCATCCAGCGAGTCGAGCAGCTCGCCGAGGCTGGGGCGCGCCTCCTGCTCCTCCTCCGCGACAGCGCGCGTCAAACCCATCTGCTTCCGAGCTCCCGGGGTCATGGCGAACTGCTGCTCGAGGGCTCGGATCTCCTTGTTCAACGCGGGCATCTGGCGGAGCAAGGGATTCAGTACGTCTTGCTTCATGTAGCCCTTCGAGATCGCCCCGGCACCGCGAGTGACCCTGAGCCACCGCTCTCGCCGGTCTCGGAGCTCGAAGAGGTACCGAAGGCTTGGCATGTCGGCGGACTGCACCAGGCCGGCTATGTCCTGCTGCCCGAAGTCAGCCCAGTCTCGCCGGGTGACCGCAAGCCACTCCTTGGGGGGCGTCGGCCAGGTCGCAGGTGCTACTAGAAGGGGCTTTTGAGCCCTGTGGGATACGCGATCCCG